TAACCATAGGTTTGGAACATCAACATTCAAGTCAGCACACTGCTTCAGAGTCTGTATATAGAACCAAGAAGTGTAACGACCAAACTTATGTAGAGAGTTGACAGCTTCCCACACATTAGCAAAGTTCTCATATTTATCACCATTACATAACTCGGCAAACGCTTGAGCTTGAGTTCTATCACCAACCCATGCTTTGTATGATTCAAACTGATCCGCTAGATGACCTTTGTTCCACTTAGTGTCAGTCTGATAACGTAGTCTTGAATAGTTTTCGTTGTTCCATTCTCTCAGACGATCTACACCAACCAGCTCCATATCAGGAAACTCATTCCAGATAAGATATGCTGTAGGGAAGTTGTATGTCGTACCATATAACCAACACAACCAAAGGCGCTGCTCTATATTATACTCAAACCGATCAAAGAAATAGTTTGTGATGTATAGTGCAGAGTCACAATCTTCTATCTCAAGACCCCACCCAAACCAATTGATGAATGCTTGCTTACGATGTTCACTTAGTCGATAATCCATTAAAAGAAACCCTCTAGAGTACTTGGCTCATCACCTATCAATTTATCACGCATCCAATATTCACCTACAGCAGCAATTGCTTCTTCTACAGTAGCGGTCTTTTTCTTACCAAAGCCATGTGATTCAAGCGACTCATTTGTAAGCTGCTTCACAACCTTAGCGTCAGTGGGTATGGCTAGATGAGGCATCTTAATTGCGGTAGCTCTGAACATCCGCTGTTCTCTCGCACAGGCAAATAGTGGCTGGTCAGATCGTAACGAGCCTGTCGGATCAACTGCCCAGAATACTAGACCATTTCTCTTATGCCAAGTAACTGATGATGGAGTACATGACAACTTCAATCGAGTCATACCATTATCAAAAGCATCACACATAACCTGTTCCCAGATAACTGTAGCGTAACCTTTACCCTCTTGCCCTTGGCGAGTTACGATCTCATATAGATTGATGTATCGTGATCTCTGACTATATGTAGCGAATACAAAGGCAACCAACTCACCATCCACTTCCAAAGCAAACGGCGGATTCTTATCATAGTTCTTGAATCGAAACCAAAGGCTGTGTGAAGAGTTGAGAAACTTAGTGTTTCTACCCTCTGGGGAGTCCTCTATGACTGCCTCCACCATCTCTTGTGTACAACGTACTAACTGCATTGTAGATCCCTCACTAAAGCGCCGCCACGTATTTTTTTTCCGACACTTAGCTCACCATTGTAAATATAAGACTGGTACATACCGCATTGTGTTGTATCACTGCAGCCGCTTCGATTCAGGATATCTTTGGTTGACGCAAACACTACACCATTGCTTCTGGCACTATACCATAATGGTCTTGCTTCGTTTCTAAACGCAGATAATGTTTTGTCTTTGGTGATACTACAGACTGCCATACTAGCAGGAGAGAAGTCATTGAGTGGATGTCTATTAGCTTCAAAGGACTTCAATATGAGCTCGCTATCATTTGCTGTCTCGGTGGCATACTTCCATTGGCTCATATCTTCTTGCGAGATAACGCCGTTATGGACTATGCTTTGATTGCCGTTAGAGAATGGTTGGTTGTAACGCAAGTCAGAAGTGGAGTAGCGGATATGACCAATAAGGTATATTCCGCCATCCTCATTGACCATACTGCTGATGGGGTATCTCTCTAGAAATTGGTCGCAAGGAATCCCTTCCTTAATGGTGTGAATTTCGCCATTCTTGATATAAGAGACTCCAGTCGCATGCTTGCCTCTTATCATTGACTGTTGGAAGACATTCTCGACTAGACGGATATTCTCCAAAGAGTCGCGACTCACTGTCGACCTTTCCAACCATACACCTATCACACCACACATAATATACCCTGAATTAGTTGATTTCAGTTATTATACACTACTTCACCAGATTAATCAAGTATTTTTTTCGCAATTTGTCTAGCCTTTTCTTTTCTTTCCTAGCTCTGTCTACTTGGACAGATGAAGCTCTGCTGGTGAAGTTTATACCAATAAGGTAATCGTTCGCTTGCTGAAAATACTTCGCCATGAACTCATTAAGTTTGTGTGTGTCAACGTTACCGTCAGCAGCGGCATATCTTGCTCTAATATACGATGGACGCTTCACCTTAATGAACAGCCCATTATATGTAACACATCCCTCTTCTTCATTTATTGTCTCTTCCGATTCCCACACGATAGTTGGGTTGAATACGGTGATGATATTATTAGGATCATCAGGATTCCCGACAACAAAAACCGAAAGGTTGATTCCACACTGATTAGCCGACAGCGCATAGGCACGATTAGCTATCATCGTTTCTTTAAGGTTCTCTGCCAACTCAACTGGATCCATCTGTGGATTGTCGAAGTCAAACTTCACTGTTGCTCTACGCAAACCAATATGGTCTAACGACATCAAATTATATATCATGGTGCTATCCTGCTAAACGATTTAACTTTCTCAAAACGGATCTGGCTGCGGAATTTATCAGTCAGAACGTCACCCTTGGTATGTGTAATGATAAAGACATTAGTGTCAGACATATCATTCAATAACTTTGTCAACTCATCAGTACCTGTAATGTCAAGAGAGTTATCAAACACTTCATCGAGTATCAGCAGGTTTGTGTTTGTTGAATTCTTCAGCTTTGCAATGGCTCGCCATGTAAGTAGTAAGGCGATATCAATACGAGTCTTTTCTCCCTCAGAGAAACTAGCATAAGAAAACTCATCACGATGGCGACTTTTAATAATTTCATTGAATTCCTCATCAAGTTCAAAGTTCACAAAGAAGTCTAATGCTGACAAGTATTTGTTCACCAGCTTATTCATAATAGGGACATACTGCTTGATGATCTTTGACTTAATGCCGCCATCTTTAAGCATAGTAGATGCGATCTCAAACAATGCCTTATCTTCTGACAATGCGCTGGCTTGTTTATTATACACCCCCAAGTCTGTCTTGTAGCTATCCAGTTTAATGGTCGCATCGCTGTCTACAGTAGATTGCTGCTCGGCAGTTTGAATCTTCTGCTCAACACCTTTGATCTGATCACCATACAAACTAATTTGCGTTTGACAATCACGTATCTTATTCTGAGCATCTTGTATCTCATACTGTATAGTATTCATCTGACTCAGCTCTTCATGCAGCTCATCATACTCAACCTTCAATTGGCTTATAGCGTCTTGCGTTGTATGCAGTATCTCAGCGGTCTTGTCGATCTTCTGCTTCTTAACTTGCATGTCAATGATCTGTTCGCAGGTCGGGCAATTATCGTTGTTGTCATAGAACTTGATGCGCTTCTCAGCTTTCGATGACTTATCATGTAGCTTATCTAAGAGCGTTGACATCTTATTTGACTTAGCTTCAGACTTTCCTTTATGAGAGATTGAGTCAATCAGAGTATCAGCTGTCATAGTAAGCGCAATACAAAGGTTGTCAGCATCCTGCTTTGACTCAACATATCCCTGAGCCTCATCCTTTAGCGAGGCAATCAGCTTATTGGCGTCCGAAGTAACCTGTCGAAGATATTCCTTTTGTACATCTATCTTCTCTTGAGTTATATCAAGTTGATAATTGACTTCAGCGATATTACGTTTGTTCTCAGAAACTCTTTCTTTCAACAAGAGATTCATAGTAGAGAATATCTGGATATCAAGCAAGTCCTCAATAACCTCTCTACGATCACGTGTAGATAACTGCATGAACGGAGTGAAGGATGCGTTGCCTAGAATAACGATCTGAGTGAACGATTTATAATTCAGCTTGAGGATAGTGTTCTCTAGAATAATCTGGTAGTCTCTCGCATTTCCAGGTTGGTCAATCAGCTTCCCATTCTTGAATATCTCAAAGAACACTGGCTTCATACCTCTACGAACTTTGTACTCAACGGTTCCTACATTGAACTCAATCTCAACCACACATCCCTTTTCGTTGATACTATTACAGAGCAACGCCTTATTGATCTTGCGGAAAGGTTTGTTGAATAGACCAAAGACGAGAGCGTCTAATATGGTCGATTTACCCGCACCATTTTCGCCTGTAATGACCGTGCTCGGAGACCGATCAAGCTGGATCTCTGTAGCCACATTACCTGTGCTCAGGAAATTCTTGTAGGATAACTTCTTGAATAGTATCATAATTTACAGTTTACTCTATTGTGAGGGATTCATTATATAACGAACGGAGCAAAGAGTCAAGCCTTTCTTTGGGTACGCTGTCAGATAAGCCTCCGACATACTTAGAGAGTATCGTCATAGTGTCCTCAGCCTCATTCACTATATCCTCATCGTCCTCTAGATTCAGGTTCATATGATCATCTACGATCTGAATATTGAGTGGATCAGACTTATACAGCTTGTCAATGAATAGATCAAACCAGTATGGATTGTCACACTTCTGCTTAATCACCTTGACATAGGTGTTCTTGAACCCGTCAAAGTCTACATCGAGGATATCGCTCATCTCCTTACCAGTCTCATTATAGAACACTTTATGGAACATAGAGTATGGATTGCGTATGAACTCAAGCTCTCGCTTATCAGTATCGTAGATATGGAAGCCTTTAGTATCGCCATAATCAGCCCATGTAAGCTCATATGGACAGCCGAGATACTCGATATTGTTTGTAGTTGACTTATGGTGGAAGTGGCCAGAACATACAAGCTCAAACTTAGAGAAGTCCGCAATCTTCATACCGTGCTCGTTCATATTACCACGGTCCATCAGACAGCCAGCAATCTCTAGGTGGCCAAACAACACTTGAGCTGGGGTGTCTTTCATAGACTGAATCGCAGCTGCGTAGTTTTGATTGTTTATCCAAGGCATGATGTGAATGTCGTGACCATCAAACTTCAGGTCAGTAGGCTCTGAGTAATAGTTCACATTAGACTTATCAAACAGCTCCCGCATGGAGTTCACATCATTAGTGTTCTTATATGGAACGTCATGATTGCCGACTATAACATGTAACTCAATACCCTCTTCAGCACACTTATCAATGAACATCTCTTTCATTCTGCGGAGAGTTACATAGTTGATATACTTGCGGCGATCGACAATATCACCCAGATGGATGATTGTATCAATACCCTGCTCCTTCAGGTGAGGAAAGAAGTGTTTGCTGTAAAACTTCTCAAAGTAGTCTAAGAAGTTTACGCTGTCATTACGAATACCGAAGTGTGTGTCGGTTACTAATCCAATTTTCATTGCTGAAGTTTGCCCTCTTCCGTTTCTTTCTTCTTCTTGATCTTTCTTCGCTTATTTTCTTCGAAGTCCTCAACAAACCTCGCCATGTAGTCTTCAGTCCACTCGCCATACTTAACGTTGTCATTGTAGTCATTACCAGAATCATGACCTTGAGTGTCCGCAGTATCACCCAACACATTAGTGTGCTCAGAGAACTTAATCTTCACATACAGGTTCTTTTTCTCTTTCTGTATTCTACGGAGGAACGCATAGTAGATGATCTGTGTGAAATACGCAAATGGGTTGTTCGACTTCTCAGGGTTGAAGTTGTCAATATATTGTAGGCAGTTCTCGATACCATCACAGACCATCTCATCTCGAAAGGTGTAGTTGATGAAGTTTGGTTTGTATGATAGGTGAGTCGCTATCTTCATAATGCAGTCAGCAATATAGTTCGAGACGATAGGTCTTGGTGCACCACTTTCCTTTGCGTCTATGACGCTCTGACGGAACTCAGTCATAGCCCCCAAGAACTTCTTGTTATCAACATAGTATGGCTTCTTCTTTGCTGCTTTTGACATAATATAATCCTAATGCATCGTTGTATTAGCTGTTGATTCTGATTGAGCCACGACTTTAGCATACACTTCCTGTATCTGTCTATCGGTCATCTGTTCTTCATCATCAGAAGAGAAAAATGAAGCAGAGCTATCACTTTCCATTGAATCATTTATTGTTTCTAGACATCTATTATAATACGTTATCATGTCCTCGTCAACCTCTGATTTCAACATAATTGCGCTTTGCTTTATGTGAAACAGATTCACTTCTTTAGTCAACGGAACCCATATTGTACAGATGCAAATAGGCGAAGCATCCTTTCTGGTGTGTACAGTTATCTGTACTGGGTCGATGATATGAAGATGCGTTTCGTCTTCAAATGTAACTTCAGTAAGAAGCGTCTCTCCATTGATTAGCTTAACAATCTCAATGCTCATTCTCAATCCCTATATTATATATTTTATATTCAAAATTTTCTTCATTATACATCTTAACTCTCACAGCAAAATGTTTCAGTGTATGGTTATTCCATGACTTCCAGCTCAGGTCGTCGGATATATCATACAGAGTAGCGACCTCTTTATCATCGCCCTTTCTCAAGCCCCTGCCGATCGACTGTAAATTTCTTACACGTGACTTACTAGGACTGGCAAAGATAACATTATGTAAATTTCTAATGTTGATGCCAGTAGAGAAAGTCCCATAAGACGCAATAATAACGGCGTTGTTTTCTTTTTCGGTGATAGCACGTACACTCTCTCTGGTATCGGCATCTACTCCTCCATATATAAAAAATACTTGTCTACCCTCTTCAGCAGCTTCGCTTATCATATCATATAAGATACGACCATGCTTATCAACATACTGGAAGAGTAATAGTGTATTACCTTTTCGTGTTAAAGTCAAGTTCTTTAGGAACGCATTACGCTTGGCGTGGCTTACTATGAAGTCCATTTCAGCTTGATAAGTTGAGTTCTTCACAACCTTTCGAGTAGCATCATCATACTTTAAGACGAGACATTTGATACGGAAGTCTGATAGAGTCTTGTTGTCAATCAGCTCTTTAGTGGTGATCACCCGCATAACTGGACCAAACATTCCCTCCAACACCAGCTTATTGGTTACAGTTCCGTCTAGTGTTCCAGTGAAGCCAAACCGATACTTACAATCAACCATCTTCTCCATAATCTTAGTCAGAGACGTTGCTTTAAATAGGTGGGCTTCATCGCCGATGATTATATCAAATTGATCGAAGTATGATTTTGGTTGCTTGTAGATACTCTGCCAAGTACTGATAATTATTTTCGCTTCATCGACAGATTTAGCTTGACCTCCAGTAACAAGATGGGTATAATAGAACTGTCGCTCTTCGGAATAGTCATTAAAGTCTCCATTAAGCTGTGCTACCAATGATGTAGTCGGTACAATAACGAGTGCTTTCTTACAGGTCTTGCGTAGATAATACTTTAGTAGACAGTAGATGATAAACGACTTACCTGAAGCAGTAGGTGATAATATCAAAGCTCTGTGATTGCGAACAGCGTGAGCAACAGCTCTTAACTGATAGTCCCTTGGCTTCCACTTACCCTCTGTAAGAAACTTCTCCAAACCATTCAGCGGAATGTCAATTGTATCGTCGATACCATCATGAACAATAACTTCATACTCTCTATCAGCAGCAAACTTCTTTATCTTAGTGAGCAACCCTTTATAGATTTGCATTGTATTGACGTTGAATAGTCTTATCTTACCGTCCCACATCTTAGCTCTTACTGATGGGATGAACGAAGCTCCTGGAACCTCAAACTCAAAATAGCTTGATAGCTCCATAGCAATTCCACGATCGCATTCGACCTTTATGTGGACTTCATTCTTATTGTATATGTGTATCTGTTCCATAATCTAACCTGTCGTAAACTTAGCCCAATCAACAGCCGATTTGATTTGGAAGCCACGGTTGTTTATACTCTTGATTATCGACTCAAGATAGCCAACCTTTTCTTCCTGCATACCAAGCTGTAGATTAGCCTGAATCATCATATCGTCTGATTCTATATAGGTGTCTACTTCATTCTTCAATAATTTCTTAAAGAATTGCTGACGACCGATCTCTTGCAATTCGTCTTGATCAAGCTCGCCAAGATAATACTCAAGAAGTTTCCTCCGAGTTTTCTTTGACTCAGCCTTGAGCTTGAACAGAGCTATGCGCTCGCCCATAAAGATTTTTAGATATTTGTTGTGTACTTGGGGAATCTTGGCGCTTTCCGCACCAAGCTCAGTTTCATCAATCTTACTATCTTTGTCCCACTCTTTTACTATCTGTTCTACGTTCACATATCACCTCATTAAAAAAAACACCATTCACCATACTATTATACCGCATTACTTGATAGTCGTCAACTCATATTTCCTATAGTTGAATGTTACTTGGGCTTGTAGATAATCAACATCAGTTTGTTCAATGTTGAATTCAAGTGAAGAAAGGCTTGTTGGATACAAGTCTGTAAACTTGATTTCGATATTCGGGTTCATCGCAGCAGTAGTGATGATCATTGATCCGTCAGAATAGATGTTGCCCTTATCGCTTTTGGTTCGACCAAATGCTTTTGCTTGATCGAAGTTGTCTGGATAACCAAGACCGATCAACCAATCATATATCTCGCTGAAGTTCTTCATGTCTTCGTCAACACGAAAAGTCAGGGTGAACTGCCCGAACGACAACTTATCTCCAGGAACTGGTAGTTTGATGAATGGGTTGTTCATCTCAGTTGTTGTGGATAATGATATGTCAGGTATAGTCGCAGCTGTACAGAAATAGTTTACATGCGGTAAACGCTGTATGCTGAACCTGAATCCTATCGGCGATAAGAAACTCTTGTTGATTGGTTGTGTGTTTTGTGTCATGTAACTCCACCTTTAAATTGCTTACCCTCTATTTATAAGGCAAAAAAAAGAGGAGACCGAAGTCTCCTCTCAAAATGTTCGGTATAAACCGAATCTTTTTTCTTCTTATTCTTACATAAGGTTGTTAACAGTCACTCGACGGTAGTACGAGTTCTTGTCAGAATCAGCACCAGCGGCATCAACACCGATAACGCCATTACCTTCAGCAGTTGCGAAAGGATTAGCAACCATACCATAGCGAGTCTTAAAGCCGATTTTAGGCTGGAAAGTATTCTCGCCAACAGCACGAACCATTTGTAACGGAACGTATGGGCAGTAGAACAAGCCAGCGTCAAAGGCAGAAGAACCCTTATAGCCAAGAGTGAAGTAGTTAGTAGTAGTGTAAGGATCGATATAAACTTTAATGCGACCGTTTAATACACCAGCGAAAGTGTTACCAGAATCGTCTACTTGTAAGCTGTTGCTTAAAGCAGGAGCATAGTCAAGTACACCAGCCATTTGAAGAGCAGAAGCAACATCAGATGAACAGATCATCACGTTACCTTTACCACGACGAGTAGCTTTAGCGATTGCATTAGCTTCTTTTTCGATTTGGAACATCAAGCCTTTGAACTTCTCAACAGACCAGCGACCGTTAGAGTCAGTGTCTAGATCGAAAACACCAGCAGTAGTTACGCTATCTTGAGCACCAACAGTAGCAGTGATGTTGATAGTACGAACAACTTCGCGGTTGATTTCAGCAAGGATCTCAGCAGACAAGATATTGCTTAACTCTTGCTCAGCGTCTAGACCATGTACAGCTTTAAGATCTTGAGCAAGTTCCATTGTGTACTCAGCTTTAAGCGCACGGCTCACAGCAACTACAGAAACTTTATCGATCGAGAAAGCCATTTCGTTGAAAGCATTGGCAGCGCCATCGCCTAATTTCTCAGCATCATCAGTGTCCATACCAGTAGATACTGTGTAAGTACCAGAAGGATCAGTACCAGCAGCAACACCAGCAGCACGAGCACCAGCACCGTTACCGATGGTTAGTTGAGAAGCAGCATTACCTTGCGCAGAACCAGAGAAAGTAGTATCAGCTTCGCCGAACAAAGCCTCACCAACACCAGTTTGGGCAGTGTATTGAGATTTCATTGCAAAGATAAGTCCAGTTGGACCAGTCATAGGCTGTACGCCACAGATATCATATGCAATCAAGTTAGGCATAGAGCGACGAACAAGGCTGATCAATACAGGATCAAAATTGTCAACGCTTGCGCCAGTTGCGTTAGCAGGAGCTGCTTCACCTAAAAGGCTAGGAGCGTGTGCGCCCATCTGGTGACCAGACTGCTCACGTGCTGCTTTTTCTTGGTTTTCTAAAAGTGTAGCAATAGTTGAACGCTTGTGTGCGCCGTCAATCTTTGGTAGATCAGCGTGCTCAAGGACAGGTTGCCACTTCGCTTGTAAATCGTTTGTTAGAATCATTAGGTTCTCCTTAAATAAGACCTTGTAGTAGATACTTAGTTATTTATAATATTTTACTTTTTAATGCTTTTTGAAATGGCATTCAAGTAAGCAGACATACCCGCATCAACAGGCGCTTCAGTCTCTTCAGCAAGCTCAAGAGGCTCATCATCTAGAATTACTTCTTCAACGACAACTTCTTCTTTAGTGAAGTAGTTCTCTTTGATCACCTCTAACTTAGCAGCAAAAGATTCTTGGTCTTCAAATTCAACACCTTCAGACAAAGACTTTAACTTAGCAGCTTGAGATTCAGTAATGCTTCCGCAAGCAGCAGACAAGATCACAGACTTCTGTGACTCAATCAACTCTTTGCGAAGAACGATGTTTCTTTCCATTTCTTCGTTGATAGAAGATTCGAGATCAGTAACTTTAGACGCTAATTCGTCAACCAAGTCAACTTTCTCTTCTGGGATATCGATGTAGTTTTCAGTGAACAGACCGCGCAATCCAGTCATAAAGTTCTCAACGATCTCAGCACGGATGCCTTGCTCGACTGCCAACTCATTCTCTTGCATCCACTCTTCAGCGACATACTCAAGGTAGTCGTCTAAGCGAGTAGACAGAGACTCAGAAATAGTAGTCTTTTCAGCTTCAAGTTCAGCTTCAAAATCAACAGTTACAGATTCAAGAATCTCGTTGACCTTAGAAACAACAGCAGCTTCGAAGATAGTAGTGGCTTTAGATACAAAATCTTCTGAAAGATCTTGACCGCTAAACATTGCTTCAACGTCTTCTGATACGACTACGTCTTCGGCACTGATTTGACGGATCTCTTTGATTGATTGTGTTTCGATTTCTTCAGAAACTTCTTCAGCTTCAAAACCTTCAACCTTCAAAGACGCCATAATTGATTCGTATGATGCGCTGATGTCGTCTTTCTTCATGCCTTTAACAGCATCCATCATTGCGTTGATCATACCAACTTTAGTTTTTGGTAAAGAAGTTTGCTTGGGAGCACCTTTCTTAATGTCAGCTGCTGAATCGTCGGCGATTTTCTCACCGTCAACCACAGAATCAACTGTTGCTTCATCAAGGGCATCAGTTGTTTCTACAACACCCTCTAGTTCTAAATCAGACATGGATTTCTCCTTTAAATTAATTGAATACAGTCTATTTATAAAAATTTATAATTTGGAAATAAAGTCGCTAAACACAGCCATTTTCGCTTCTTCTAAGTCGCGCATCGTAGCTTTTTGTATCTTCTTCTGGTATTCCGCAACTTGTGATTCACGGATGATGCCATTTTCCCAAACCCACTCCTTTCCTTCCATGATGCCTTGTACAAACGCATCTGGAGCGGATGGATCAGCCACAATATCAGCTGCAGTAGCTAAGTAGAAGTCACTCTGCACTTCGCCAACACCGCTTTTAGTTTGCTTAACCGAACCCATTCCCCGAGACGAAACACCTAATTGAGCGCCCTCGTCCATTAATGACTTAACGATAGCACCATAAGGTGTTTCAGTCATAATTTTTGCACGACCCATGAAGTTTGAGCCATCACGCTCTAACTTAGTGATCATATGAGATACACGCTCTAGGTTTATACTTGGACCTTGTGGATGGCCAAGCTCACCATAAGCACGATTCTTCTTAACATAAGATTCGTTATATCTATTTATCTCTTTGTCCAAAATCTCTGCAGGATACACTCGACCGTTACGGTTCTGGATATCGCCTTGCAAGAATACGCCCTCGATGAAATACGACTTCTTGCCGTTTTCATCTTTGGCTTCGGTTAGATAATTAATATCTTCATTTACTTCGCATATGAGTTTCATATTAGTAACCTACGTTTGCTATAGCAGAGACCTTGAAAGTTGTCGCTCCACGCAAACCTTGACCGTCTGCTAAGTGAATAACAGCGCCAGAAGTAGCAGGAACCCAAACTGATCCTAATGCTGCATCTGCGGCAGTGCGTGTGAAGAGTTCAACTGCAGAAGAAGCAGAATTAAACACATAAACTGCGTGTTGCCCAGTTGTATCAAAACTTGTTGTTCCTGTGGCTAGTGCCGCAGCTGCGCCTAATACCTTCATGACTTACCTCCGAATGCGATGTCAACCAACTGAAACATTCCTTCAGGCGATTTCTCTAACATCTTCTCAGCCTTTGCTGAATTTGCAGGGTTTAATTTATTTAGCATGTTAACAAGAGCAGATGCAGTAGTCATGTCAATTGTCTCAGACTTACCGTTACCAAACTTAACTTTCTTGGCAGACTTAGTCTTTACAATATCGTTTAACTGGTCGACAACTTTGCCTTCAGCAAGGTCTGACACTTCAACAGCTTCTTCGCCTAGTTGTACTAGGAATTTGCCGCCAGAGTCTTTTACAGCCTTACCTTTATGCTTTTTTGCGAGCTTATCCGCCTTTGATTTATCAAAGAGACCAGCATCAGCGTATCCGTCATCAGACTCACCAGTACCTTTTTGATTCAGATACTTTTCTTCAGTAATCTCTGCACGATCGCCATCAAACTGATGATCGCCAGCAACTGGATGTTTTGTTACAGTCATTTTATGTTTTGCTTTAAAATCCTGCTCACCCTTGGCGCGTGGCTCCAAAACATCCTTTTCAGTATTGTCATTTGGACGACCGCCAGAAGCAGCTTCGGAAACGAACGATTTAAATCTTTTGATAGCCATTATTCTGCCTTATTCCTCTGGTTCTTGATCAGCATCTGGTGCTGACATAAAATTTGTAGAGACATCGTGTGTCTTTATCTCTATAGAATCCTTAATTTTATCCATCAATAAATCATTAACAACGTCCTTAAACGCTGCTACATCACCATTTACCGCAGCATTAATAGCGTCAATCGACGTAACTGCATTTTCTTCATCACTCATAATATTCTCCAACATACATATGTATTATATTTATAAGAGCAATAATCTTTATTCAAGATCATCGCCATCTTCTTCGCCCGCACCCTCTTCTTGCATCTCACCGTCCATCGTTTCGATGTCTTCTTCAGACTGCATCAATACCGTTTTACGAATCCACGCTTCCGAGAAATACTTACCAGCGTACTGATCAACGTCTTGTAATAAAGACAGACGCTCTCTCATAACTTCAGATGTTTTTAGTTCAGAAAAGTGGTTGTCTTCAGCAAAGTTGAACCGCAACTCTTTGGATATTTCTTTCCACTCATCTTTAGTGATAACACCCTTCAATAAGAGCTGCTTCTCTAAGATGATTAGGAATAGTTCTGAGAATCTACTTCTTAGTCTCTTAACAAACTTTGAAAATTTCAACTCATCACGATTAATCTCTGATGCTCGACCAAGATTGAACTGTCCGTCAGAGGATAGTCTTGATGAAGGAACATTTAATGATTCGTATAGTTTTCTTTTGAAGTATTCAACGTCATCCATCTCGCCGAGGTTTTGACCTCCTGGAAGTGTGGTTATCTCTGTGCCGCTGCTGCCCTCTCTTCGAGGAAGCCAATAATCTTCAAGCATGGTTAAATGTTTACGAGAATCATTAACCGCACCAGTGTTAGCATCATACACTAACTTATTCTTGTGCTTAACCATCATATCACGCAAGTATTGCTCGGCTTTAGCCTTTGGCAAATTACCTACATCTATGTAAAAAATTCTT